TGATAAACGGCCTACTTTGAATTTCAAGATTCCTCCTCTGGGTTGGTTACTGGTTGTCGGTATCGATCGACGTTGGCCACTGGTTGTCCGGCTGGCCATTGGCGATCACGATGGTCGGTTGCGATTGTTGCGGTTGCGGCGCCAGCTTCAGGCCGAGAAAGATCCCGGCGATGAAGGTGGCAAGTGGAAAGGCGGTCAGGAGAATGAATTCGATCATATGCGTGCGGTGACGATTCCTTTCTGGTCTTGGTACTTGCCGGATCGGTCGGCGTATGTAGTGGCGGGAACCTCGCCCTCGAAGAAGACCACCTGGGCAATCCCCTCGTTGGCGTAGACCTTCATCGGGAGATCTGTCAGGTTGGCCAGCTCAACGACCAGCTGACCGCGCCATCCCGGCTCAAGAGGAGTGGTGTTGACCATCAGGCCGCACCGCGCATACGTTGACTTGCAATAGCAGATCCCGAGGATGTTGTGCGGGATATGGAACGTCTCCACGCTGACACCGAGCGCATAGGCCCGCGGGGGTAGCGTGTAGAACGTTCCCGCACCCATTTCATCAGTCTCCAGTACTTCCAACACATCAAGATCAAAGTATTTGGGATCAATAACAACTTTATCAATCTTTTCAAACACCTGTAGCCCCGTATCCGCCAGCCGGATATCATACCCATACGACGACAAGCCCGAGCTGATGGCCGGTGCACCGGACTGCGTTCGCCGGAACTGCTCCGGCTGGAACGGACTGATCATCGGCGGATGGTCTGTCCACTCACATCGTGCGCGGATCTGGTTATCATTCAGAATCACAGTTTCACATCCTTTGCTAGGTCGAGCTCCTCGACGATCCATTTCTGCACAGTCTCACGGGTCAGCGTGACAGCCTCCGCGCCGACTACGGTTGTGATCGGCTCATCGGATATCGGCAGGTCGAGCCGGGTCAAGCTCTCAAAGATCGGGGCTGGGTCCATCGTGGACCAGATCTCGATCAGCCGCCGCTTGGCTAGCTCTTTCCGGAGCTGGCATTGATTGGCAAACTCAAGTGTCGGGTTCGATTGGTCAAGGATTGCCCGATGCTCTGGCGTGTTCGGTTTGATCTGTGCTAGGTCTTGTACTAAACGATCGTAACGGTCGAAGATCAATTCCTCGATTGCGGAGGCGGCGGCGAGCGCTTCAATTGCGCCCTGAAGGTCTGTTTCCATTGCGAATCTCCTTTATTGACGGGATTGAGGTAAAACAGCTATTTACTAAAGAAAGGTTTAGTTCGACTTGGACAATTAGCAGGATGCCGGCTGTCCGACATCCTGCCTGATGGTCACTTGGCGATCTGAATCGGATCTCCGGCTGAGATCTTCTTCAGGTTGATCGGCTTGCCCGTCCGGTACGCATTCCAGGCGGCATTGCAAAGCGCAAGCACGAAATGAGGGCCGATGCCTTGTGCGTCCCTGCCCATATCTGTGCGAATGCTCAGAAGACGTTCGCGGAGCTGAAGGATCGGTGACTGACGCGACAAGTTCTCACCCGTGTTCAGTGACTCCAGAAACTTCGATGCGTCTGACTCGTCCACGTCGTTCAAGATCGCGTGCATCAATCCCCATTGTGTAGGAGTGAGGATCTGCGGCTTCTGTTTCGACATCGAGACTCCAAACTTGGCCGACTCTCGGGCGAACGGATATTGAGCCAGCAAATCCATAATATATGACAGCGGCTTCTTGACCGTCGATCGTCCGATTTTCTGGGCAGTCTTGAGAGTTTTATTGGCTGACTGGGTTTGAGATGAAAATGGAATGGTCTGCGCGGAATGGTCAGCGTGCTCGATGGCTCGATAGTAGCGATCCATTCCCTTCAGAACTCCGGCCAATACATTAACGTTGGCTTCCCCGTTGATAGCCAGGATATCGCCGACAGTACGGCTTGCGCCAACATCGATCACCTTGAAGATCTCTTTCGCGGCTGCGGTCGCTGGAAATCGAGCGATGACAGCCTTGATCGACTTGCCGGATGCAATGACAGCCTTCAAACGATGCTGGCCATCGACGAGTACGTTGCCGACGAACTGAATGGCTGACCCGGTGAGCTTCCATCTGCCTTCAAGGATCTCGTTGGTCAAGAACGTGACATTGCTTTCCTTGATTGGCCGATTGCACGTGTTGTGACGAAGCATCTCTTCAGCGAGGGCCGGGGTGATGATCTCGGTCGTCAGCTGCGGATCTGAGCTGTTCGTCGTCAGCTGCGGATCTGAGCTGTTCGATGGGACCTTGTCTCGATAGTTCTGGGTTGCGATTCCATTTCCTGTCTGCATTGTTGTAATCCTCCTCTGGATTATCCGACGGTTAAATAATCGCCTGACGACTCATCAGGCCGGTTGTGGATGTAGCGGCCGGTGATCTCCAGACCGCTATGACCGAGAGTTGCGCTGACCAGCGACAACGGCGCATCGTGGTCGAGTGCGTGAGTGGCGTGAGCGTGGCGGAACCAATGCGGCGACAGCTTCTCCGTGATCCCGGCTTGCTTCGCCAGCCGCTTGACGATCGTCCAGGCCCGTTGACGGCTGATCGGGAAGATCCGATCCTCCGGCGCGGCATCGCCTTTGATCTGATGAAGTAGCGCGATCAGGTCGAGCGGTAGTTGCACCGTCCGAGTCTTCCCGCCCTTGCCGAGAAGCGTGACCTGGCCGAACTTGGGCTTCTCGATCAGATCCGCCCAGGTCGCCGTAACGATCTCCGAGATCCGACCGCCGGACCGGTAGAGCATCCGGACCAGTGCCGCGTCGCGCTGGTTGGTCGCCGCGAGGATCACCCGCAGGACCTGCTCCTCCGTCAGGATGCGCTCGTTGAGGGTATCCTTGGCTCGAGGGGCCCGGATCGTCGCCGCTACGTTGACGCGGGTATATCCGACCTTGTGAGCAAACCCGAACAGCGACTTGATACAAGCGATCCGTTGCGCCTGGGTCGATAGCCGCAGATGCCCGATGCTCTCGGTATAGGCGACCATATCATCAAGCCGCGTGGATCGCAGTCGCTTGCCGGTGAACTCGAGGAAGCCACGGACGATCCGCGAATACTGGTCGACGGTCAGCCCGTTGCGCTTCGTCGCCAACCATAGCCCGATGAGCTGATGATCGTCGTTGGCGTTGACGACCATCTCCTCACCGGCGTTGATCTCTCTTCTGATGGCGAGATCGGCCATTACAACACCTCCTCGATGAGCGCGATGGCGTCGCTCAGTACGGCGTGTTCAGGTTGAAATGCATCAAGGCGCCGAAGCTGTCCCCAGTTCTCCATTGATGAATATCCTCGACGAACTCGCTCAAGTCGCGCTTGCTGATTCTGGTCGATCGTCTCACCCCGGCCTTCAATGCGACTGACCGCTTCATCGACCGGCAGATCCAACCAGATCCGCATCGAGATATCAATACCCTCTGTGGCGAGGTCATTCAGCTGACCGATCAGGTTGCGATCCACTCCATCGCCAAATCCCTGATATGCTTCGGTCGAGAGGTCGAACCGATCGATCAGGATGAGATCGAAGTCGAGGTCGAATCGCAGACTGCGACAATGGCGGCGACGGTCGATCATCAATTGCATTGTGGCGATGAATGGGTCCGGGTCTACCTTGCTCAGCTCCCAAGGCTCCCGCGTCGACCTGACGCGTAGTCCCTGGGCGGTGAAATGATCGTGTAACGACTTCACCAGCGTTGACTTCCCTGCTCCGTCGATCCCTTCGAATGTAATGATTTTGGGCTTCATCTGCTACTCCTCGTTGAGAGCGCGACCACTCCGATCGCGCCAATTGCGACCAGCCATCCGACCGGCCGGCCATCGTATATCAGTGACACTGAGATCCCGAGACTTCCGAGAATCAGCGTTGCCAAGATCAGAATGAGAAAGATGCGAGTCATTGTTCCTCCGTCAGCCTCACGGGCTGCATTAGTCGCCTCAGCACGACGTAGAATCGGTAAAAAACCACCACACGACGCCTAGCAACAAGGCGGCTACAAGCACGAGGTCGTTCAAGTTGTCCATTATTGCCCTCCACCTCCTAGAAATAACGACCCGCCACCTAAAATCATAATTAGCGACGAGATAAGCAGCGTCCACGAATAGCGGAACTGAAGCAGCAAATATAGTCCCCATACAGCACAGATGCCGCCGAGCAGTGGGGCCATCGGATCGGCACGGTTGGCCACGGCGAAATATGCAACTAGTCCAGCCATAATCACCACCGGGTATCGTAGCCCGTTCACGCGCTTGAATTGCTTCCTGTTTTTCTTCTGGTGTCATTCCTGATCTCCTATGGTATGGTCGGCGCCGACGCCAGGTAAAAGCCGCTGCCGGTGATGACGATAGCGGCGACGGTATACAGCGTCGAGCCGCGAAAGCACATCGACACCATCAACAGGATTACTCCCCAGCATCCGCAAATAGCAGCCGTCCCGCGCCACAGTGCGTGATGCTCCGGCTGGGTCGTGTATCCACCGTTGAGCCAGATCTGTCCAGCCCAGAGGGCCATCAATGCGGCCATCACGGTCACGGCATTGATAGCCTTTTCTTTTTCGCGTCCATTGGCAATTGCTCTCTCTTCTCGCGTCATTACTGATCTCCTTCCCGGTAAGGGTGCCAAGGGTTACAGTCCACATTGGCTTTGGACTCGACGACACGCCTCAGCCAGTAAACCATTGTCGATCTGTGCAGCGTGTTGCCTGTCCACAAATACTCGCGGACTGCCTGATGTAGGGTGAGGGCCGGCATCGTCGAGCGGTCGAGGTGCGGCAGGTAATCGGCCAGTGTGACCCGCTGCGCGTCGACCAGCTTGCCGGGTGATAGGTAGATCGAATACTGGATCGCCGCGCTGATCGCCTCCGCCTGGCGGTCAGGATTACCGGACGGCCACTCGCTGCGCACATACTCGATGGCCGGGACGGGCGAGGGCCAGCCGTATCGGCGAGCGTGGACGATCACCGGACGCTGGGCCGGATCGCTGGTCTGGAGTGATTCGGGGTGATAGATGCAGATCGTCGCCGCCTGAATAGGGATCGGCTCCGGCGCGGGGACCTGCGCATTGCCGACGATCGCGGCGATAGCCACGAGGCCCCCGACCAGCAGAGTGATGAGCAAACCATTGCGGCGATTCCGGCCGACGCTAGCGCATCGTGGACAGTTGCATCTCCAATTGTTGCGTGATGTGTGCATTCTCATTGTGTCCTTTCTGTGATGCCGCCGAGTTGCCCCGGCGGCGTGTTGTGGTAGTTACGTCCAACAAAATCCGCTATCGCAGTGTTCGATTTGTCCAAATAACGGCAACTCTCGCGACGTGCCAGTGAATGTGCACGTGTTTAATGGTTTGCGATGCTTAGTCAGCCATCACTCCCCCTCCACGGCTGCAATTGCGGCGACAATCCGCTCCGTCACGTCAGCTTCCGGCACAACGCCAAACTGACGCGACACTTCTATGATGTGGTCATATGCCTCGCGCAAAGCGCTATGCAACAGTGGCACGGCGGCCATCTGCCGCGCGTCCTCTAGCCAGTGATGCACAGAGACCACCTCCCCGGTCTCGTTTACCACCATGTATTGCAGCAACGTGTTTGGGTAAGCGTCCCGGTCTAACTCTCGCACTGTCCAATTTTTCGCCATCACTCTCCTTCCACCGCTGCGATTGCGGCTATTAGACGTAGCAAAATCCGCTGTCGCAGTGTTCCACTTGACCAAATAATGGCAAATCTTTAGACGTGTTAGTAAACTCAATATCCTGTAATGACCGTCGATGTTTTGTCAGCCACAATTCACCTTGATTATCGTTGGCCGATATTTCTTTTTCCAATTCCGATGCAAGTCGAAAATCATCAGGATATTGCGATTTTAGTTGCCGCCATTGTTGGTCAGACCGATACGGGCACATCCAGCATGATGATTTTGGCGGCTCGGGCAAACCCGACTTTATCACCAGACGTTTGCAGTCGTGTCGACTCATTGTCACATCAAAAAGCAATGGCCATTTATATTCCTGCCAGTTGACGCCACTAGGTTTTGCTCGCCCAATCTCGTCCAAGCTAATGCCAAGCCAAGTTATCACCGGATTGGATGGGCCGTAACCCTCACGGCGCAACCAGCGTGATATTGGTCGTTTTTTCCATTCCGTCGAACACAGCCCCGGCAACATGCCTTTTGTGGTATATGCAGGAATGAGCAAATCACCATTTTTCCCATACAGGTCTACAGTGGCTAAATCGTGACTGGCAATTTCAACGGACAGACCTATTGTGGCTAAATATGGCTGCATCACGTTTCGCAAATAATCCCATGTTTGCGACGCCTCACGACCAGTATCAGCCATCACGATACGTTCAGGACGTGGCAGTTTGTTCTGTACGACTAATACACACAAAGCCGCTGACTGAGTTCCACCGCCATAACTAAGAATGATAGGCTTCATATTTTTTTTTAAAACTGTGGCCCGTCATCCTCGGCGGGGATTGCAGCGGCAGCGTTGGCGGCCTCAGCGTGATATTCCTCGAGACGCTTGCCAAGGCGATTGAGCAGCATATCGGCCTGATCGCTGGTCAGTGTGTTGAGGCTCTCAGCGGAGAGATCTGGCAGCGCGGTCCTGGCCAACTTGTTAATGGCCTCGAGAAACTTGGCAGGAGTGATTTTGTAATCCTCCAGCTCCTCTCCGATGATCCGGAGTGCCTCTGACTGGTCACTATCGATCATCGCCAGTGATGCGGCAGGCGCGGCGGGTAGAGCTGGCGTCGCTGTTGTGATGTCGATCACATTGGACGCCTGCGCCATTTCCTCACTGGTGTAGATCCCACTCATCTCTGACGGAAAAGCCTTGCGCAAAGCAAGAGCCTCGGCGCATTTCGCCAACTGATTCGCGGGCATTTTTGCCCACATCGGATTGGGGCGCGGCTGGCCGGTGGCCTTGTCCTGGTACGTCTGGCAGTATTCCGAGTACAGCGCGACCGCCCAGAATGGCTCACGGCAGCCAGCCCGATAGACGCCGATCTTTGCCGCGCGTGGTGGCTCATTTGCCAGCCACACATCGACCCACTGGCCATCTGCTCCGCACCAAAACGGGCCTGACTGGCCCTCATATCGTCCGGTTCGCTCGGCCATCAGGCGGTAGCCATCAATGCCGGTCTGGATCTCGCAGACCTCGCGGCCCGTCTTCTTGTCCCACCGCTTCACCAGATGGATCTGGCGGCTCAAGATATCCAGCCCTTTGCGCTTGGCGACCTCGACGAAGAGACGAAACTCGTCCTCCGTTGCACCTTTGGCAAACGTATTGCGGATCAGATCCAGCTGATCATCTCCGCTCATCGCCCGGAGCTGGCCTGGCGTGGTCGTGGTCGTGGTCATTTCTGTGGACATTGTTGTTTCCTCCGTGAATTGTGATCTGATAGGAAGCACTCTGTCAGATCACAAGTATTTGTCAACTGGAAAATTAGCGAGTTCGCCAATAATGCGCTTCACGCATACGGTCATCTTTACGCTGCTCTGTCGTCAATCGATCGTGGCAGGGGCCACAGATTGCTTCGTACCACTGGCCGACAGGTTGCTGGAGGATGGTCAACTCCCCGCATTCCTGGCACTCCTGATGGCAGTGTACGCAGTCAGCGCGGTGCGGGAAGTGGGCTACCCGGGCGCAGGATGGGCACACCGGATAGTCCGATAAATTATCGTCACCACAGCGCGGGCATTCGGCATCGGTTACCATGAGTATTCTCCATCGATCGTGTCGACAATTGCCGTCTGGCTGTTGACCACGGAACGATCATCCGCATCGTGGCAATGCCAGCAGATATCAGTGTCGTCAAAGTGATAGTTCGCGCACTGCAGACAGCGAACCGCGCCAATGGCCGCGATATATTCCGCTTCGTCAGTCATGGTGGTCATAGTTCTCTCCTTAAAATGGAATCTCGTCATCGCTGGCATTGTTGCACTCGCCGCAGGGGTGAGTGTGGGTGTCCACTGAGCCATCAGCGGCGACATACTCGCCCAGGGTGATGCATCCGTTCTCACAGCGTGGGTCATTGCAGGCCATTAGACCACCTCCGTGATACCAGCCATGCGTTCCAGATCGTCAATGTCTAGCGTCTCAAAAATGGGCGTCCAATCGTCGCCGTATGTAAATCCATTAGTATGAGCCATAACGCTAATATTGCTTGCCGCTTCATTGAGCTGTTCAGGTGTGACATCGTTCTGAATGCAGTTATCCACCCATGTAATCAGATCGCGTTTGCTATTGATGCGCATTGTCGTGTCTCCTGTTTCTGTTTACCGGCGGCTCCATTGCCGCTTCGATGGTGTGATACTATCCTGAGTCGGATTTATTGTCAACACCTATTTACAAAAATAATAAACTATTTCGCCAATGCGAAAAAGGCCGGTGAAAGTCCCGGCCTGATCGGTCTGACTTGTGCGCGGTCTACTTGATCCGCAGGTGATTGCCGGGCGCGGCGATGTGGCATCCGTCGACCTGTTCACCGGCCATCAGGTCGGCACGGATGGCGGCGGTATCGAGCTTGACGAACGTCTGGTGATACCGCTCCGGCGCGTTGGCTGCATCCTCGCGCCACGACTCCGGGACGACCAGCGGCGGCTTCCCGCCATTCTTGGCGATGGTCAGCTTGTGGAGTGGCGTCTCGAGCTTGGTGATACCCTGCTCGATCAGAAAGTTGTGAAGGGACGTCTTGAGCCGCGCTATAGCAGTCTGGTCGGTCTCGATCAGGTTGTCGAGCCTGGCTACCTCTATGGCGCGCGCTTGCGCCCTGGCGTCAATGCTGGCGATCAGCCGGCAGTAGTTGTCGATCTTCTGATCTCGAGCTTCGCCAAGCTCGTCGAACCAAGCCTCGAGGGCTTCACCGGCGGCATCGCTGGTGATCTCGCCATCATTCTCGGTCAGCAGCTGCTCGAGGGCTGATAGGTCCTCGCCAATCTGAAACAGTGTGCTCATTAGTCTTCCTCCGGGATAGGGTTTAACCGATCGTCGAGTGACGATCCGTAGAACAGGCCATGGGTGATCGTGTCGCAACACGACATTGAGAACTTCTTGATCTTGCTGAACGAGATCAGGACCGTGTACTCAGCCGGTACTTCTCGCCCTTCGCGCTTGCACCAAAAGCAGACGCGACCGCCCTTGACCCGAAGCGGCGTCGCCTGCCGGACCACGTAGTGAGTCGGCAATTCATCGAGGTGCTTTGGGATCGGCGGGAACTGGTATCCGTTGGCGACGGCTTCCATCGCTTCGGCGAACGTCGCCCAGGTGACAGTCGACCGGCGCCGCCTTCCGGCGACGTTTTCCTCGATGAGCCATCCCTCCGCGCCACGGACGACTCGTTGCGTGTTGATGTTGCGGCGGCTGAGCCGCTTTGCCTTCATCCTGGCCGGATCGTAGACGGTCCTGAATTGCGATCGAGGTTTACGCGGCATCCCCACCTCCCTCAATCTTGGCCAGCAGTGCGTCAGCATCTTTAAGCCACTGCGACTTCTGCGCGGACGCGTCGTTAGTGAAAGCGTTATCAATAAGCGATTCTAGCTCATTCATTATTTCGCCAGCGCGTTCAAGTAGCTCATACATCTCAGGCGCGGCGGCGATGAGATGGGCGTTGGCTTCGTACTCCTCTGGGGGGAGCATCCACTGGTCAACTCCGTAATTGTCAGGGCCAAACGTGGAATGCATTTCTGCCAGTATGATGTAGTCGCGTGACCCATCGTCGTCCACGGCGTGAGTATCAATATACCCGCTGTCATAATTCCACGGCCCCGGTGTGTGCTTACTCATTCCCACCTCCCTCGATGCCCGTCAGCCGGTCCACCTGGGCGAGATGCTCGGGAGTGCCGGGCAAGGTCCACGTCTCGCCGTCGGTCGTCTTGATCAGCAGATCAGTGTGATCCGAATAGGCGCGAATGTCGACGGATACGATGGTGGCCGCATTGATGTGCACGGTCGTGATGGGCTTGCGACATATTGGCTCATCGTTGGCGTCATACTCGCCGGTGAACACGGGGCGTCGGGTCAGGGTGAACGTCAGGAAAGTCATTATTGTCCTCCGGATGAAGTCAGGGGCCAGCCGAAGCCAGCCCCGTCAGGTTTAGAACGGAATCGCGTGAGCCGGGCGATTGATCGAGCAGATCGGGCAGTCGTACCCGACCGAATCAACGTCGCCAGCGTGAGTCACATATTCGCTGGTTATGATCACGCCATCGGAGCAGCGGTCGTCGTCGCATGTGGAAAGCGGCGCGACGGTCGTCAGGCCGGCCAGCGTATCGACGAGTTCAGCGGTCGTATAGGCGTCAAACTCGGTCGCGCCGTCGGCCGTGTAGTAGCCCGGCATCAACGTCACCGTGACCATCTCGTTGTATCCGGCATTGTTGCGGAAGGACTGGATCAGCTCGACGGCCGGATTCTTGAGAGCGCGGTGAAGTGCCGTCGGGGCGACTGCGTTGACGTTGGTTGAGATCGTTGTGGTCATATGTGCTCCTGTCTGTGTTGTCGTTATCGTCCGGTCATTTGCGACCGTGAGCGGACTATATGTCAGCTGAGTTTTATTGTCAATAGTATCAAAGAATGATTTTCTGAATTATTCTCAACAATACTCTTGACGCGGATTAGATCGCGGGTTAATGTTCGAATCGTGACAGACGAGATCCTTACAATTCGAGAAGCGGCAGCGTTGCGCAATGTGACGACCTCCACGATCTATCAGTGGATGTCCCAGGGGCGCATCAAGCGTCACGATATAGTGACCCCGCTTGGCAAGTTCTGCGGTGTGAGCCGTGCTGAGATCGTGGCATACCGTCCGCGATCCGTTGGCCGGCCCCGCATCTATCCAGTTACCTCCGGTGAGCGTGAGTGTGAGTCCTGTTCATAAGTGCTCTTCTTGGGGATGGTCATCGCTGGCCATCCCGCTTTTTACCGGCTGATATTTGACCGAGACATCCGGCAGCGATGCACGCCCGCAGTCGCGAGGCCCTAACGGTCCTCAAACTGCCGGACAAACGCCCAGGCTGATAATCTGGGTGCGGGCAGGAATCCCAACCTGCCCTTCCAGTTCTGACGAGTGTGGCGGGAGTCGCCACTTCCCTGCGGTATAGGGAATCGTTGCGGGTGAGCCTTTTGGGTTAGGGCTCACCCGTGTTGATATCGACTCTACGGAGTCAACGAAATTGCTCCTTGTTCTTTGGTGGCGCACTGGATGAGATGAGGAAGAATCAGGGGACGTTCGGCAAGCGCCGATCGTACATCTAGTGTCATCTTCGGCAAACAGCCATCTCGGCGGAGATCCCGCAGGGGCAATACAGCGCGGAAGCTCAGTGGGAGCATCCGGACTGATCAAGGTTTTTCATACCCTTTTCTCCTTGGTCGGTCGGTGATCAGGTTCAATTCCTGACCGCGCTATACCTGGGGCTGACCGGGTGCGGTCTTGTGGGAGACCGCAAGTCGAGCGACATCAGCAGTGGAATTTTCATCTCCTCTGAGGATCAGGTAGTAGGTTGACTGCCCCTACCTGATCCCTTTTTTTACCGGAGGTTTCGATGAACTTCATTCTCTGGATTGCTCTCGAGCTGACCCGGCTGGCGTCACGTCCCGTGATTGCCGAGATCGATGGGCGACCGACTCGGATTGAGCTGGTTAGGCCCGATGATCGACCGACGCGACTGGGACGGCCGCAAAGATAATTCAAAACAGCTATTGACAATAAACGCGACTTGCATATACTCGATTTTGGCCGCTGGAGTGACGACCAGCACATCAGGCCGCAAAGGTAAACGAGACGATGCAATCATCAAGCCTTCAGTGAAGGCGGGACAGGTCCACGGATGTCACCGTGATCGTTTACCTACCTGCCCGTTTTCACTGAGGGCTTTTCGCTTTTTGGAGAGCCAATGAACAGCAAGGCGATCGCGCTGATGGTTGCGATTGGTTGCAATTCACGTATCACGGAGGAAGATATGACAGCACTAGACGAACTGGAATCGGCGGATGATTATCTGCGATTCCTTCAGCAGAAAGCACAGTTCAATGACGGCGATGGGTTTGAGCCGCTATGGATGCCGGACGTTATGTTCGACTTTCAGCGGATGCTTGTGGCCTGGTCGATCCGTCGTGGTCGCGCCGCCATCTTTGCCGATTGCGGTATGGGCAAGACGTTGATGCAGCTGGTCTGGGCTCAGAACGTCCATCTCTTCACGGGCAAGCCAGTCCTGATCATCACTCCCCTAGCCGTATCCTCACAGACGGTGGAAGAGGCTGGTAAGTTCGGTATCGATGCGGCCGTCAGCCGTGAAGGCAAGGTGACGGCGCCCATATCAATTACGAACTATGAGCGGCTTCATTACTTCAACACAGATGACTTCGCCGGCGTCGTATGCGATGAGTCGAGCGCGATCAAGTCATTCAACGGCAAGCATCGGGCAATTGTGACGGAGTTTCTCAGGACCAAGCGCTTCCGGTTGCTATGCACTGCGACGGCCGCGCCGAATGATTACATCGAGCTCGGGACATCATCGGAGGCGCTGGGAGAGATGGGCGCGATGGATATGATGTCCTATTTCTTCAAGAACGATCAGAACAATGGGGCAGCCGGTCAAGGTCATTCACATCGTCAGCGCGGCCGAACGGATCAGGTGAAATGGCGGTTCAAGGGTCACGCTGAGATTCCCTTCTGGAGATGGGTGTCAACCTGGGCGAGAGCTATCCGCAAGCCGTCAGACTTTGGGTACTCGGATAATGACTTTGTGTTGCCGGCGCTGATAGAGCAGACGCACTTTGTCTCACCTCGAGCATTGGCCGCAGGGTATTTGTTTGAGATGTCGGCAGTTGGATTGTCGGCGCTCAGAGAAGAGCAGCGGCGAACCGTCACTGAGCGATGCGAGAAAATCGCCGAGTTGGTCGCGACCGATGAGTCGGCCGTAGTTTGGTGCAACCTGAACGAAGAGGGCAGGCTGCTCAGAAAGCTGCTGCCTGATTTCATCGAGGTATCCGGCTCCGACTCGCCAGAGTTCAAGGAAGAGGCATTCACGAATTTTCGTCACGGCAAGATCCGGGGACTGATCACGAAAAGCAAGATCGGCGCCTGGGGGATGAACTGGCAACACTGCGCGCACACGGTACTCTTCCCAAGTTACAGTTATGAGCAGTATTACCAGCTGGTCCGGCGCTTCTGGCGGTTCGGTCAGAAGCGGCCGGTGAAAGTCGATATCGTGACCACAGAGAGCAGTCACGATATTCTGTCAGCTCTTCAGCGCAAGAGCCAGCAGGCCGATCGAATGTTTACCGCACTTGTCGAGCATATGAATCACGCTCGAGGCATCATCACCAACGACACGACGACGACAATGGAGGTTCCGAAATGGCTGTAAAGAATCAGGTTATCACCAATCAGTATGCGATCTATAACGGCGACTGTATCCAGGTTATGAAGTCGCTTCCGTCCGAATCAATCCACCTTTCGATCTATTCGCCGCCGTTCGCCGGGTTGTATCACTACAGCAGCGACGACCGGGACTTGTCCAACGCTCGAACCTATGAGGAGTTCTTCGAGCATTATGATTTTGTGGTCAAAGAGCTCTACCGGCTGACCGTGCCAGGTCGAATGACCGCCGTGCATTGTATGGACGTTCCAACTGGTAACACGGGATGCGACACGCTGACCGACTTCCCTGGCGATATTATCCGGCAGCACAAGCGACTCGGATTCGACTACGTCGCCCGGTATCACGTCTGGAAAGAGCCGCTCACGGTGCGGAATCGAACGATGACCAAGGCTCTCGCACACAAGCAGATCGTTGATGATTCATCGCGATGCACTGTGGCCAGCGCGGATTACCTTCTGGTCTTTCGCCGCAAAGGCAAGAATCCCATCCCGATTACTCATCCGAACGGGCTGATGGAGTACTACGGCGAACGCGAGATCCCCGCCGAACTTCTACCCTACCGGGGGCACACTGGCAATCAGATCGAGAATCGATATTCGCACTGGATCTGGCGTCAGTATGCGAGCGCCTTCTGGGACGATGTTCGGCTTGATCGCGTGTTGCCGTTCCGTGAAGCTCGTGGCGAGGACGATGAAAAGCACGTGCATCCGCTACAGCTCGATGTCATTGATCGATGCCTTACACTGTGGAGTAACCCAGGTGAGACGGTGCTGACGCCATTTATGGGAGTTGGGTCAGAGGTCTACGCATCGGTAGTCCAAGGCCGTTTGCGATCAGGGGTGACGCCCTGAGCTATTCGCAGAATGAAAGGGACAACAATGTATACTCTCAAAAGCCTTTTGCGGAGGCGGGTCAGGTCTGTAGGCTGTCAACCTACGGTCCCTTTCAACCTGCCCGTTTTCCGCAGAAGGCTTTTGTGTTTTCTGGAGAGCCTATGAAACTTCTAAAGGTCCTCAGCCGGCCTATCGCTTTTCATCGTTGCCTTGCAGAATTGACAGGGTCAGTCACGTCCGGATTGATGCTCAGTCAGGCCCTTTACTGGACTGAGAAGACCAAGGATTCTGATGGATGGTTCTGGAAGACTCAAGACGAGTGGTTTGACGAAACGATGCTTTCACGTAAGGAGCAGGAGACCGCTCGACGGCGATTGAAAGAATTAGGCGATGGCAAGGTCTGGTTCGAGCAGCTTCGAGGAGTCCCGGCCAAGCTCTATTATCGGGTTGATCTCGACGCCCTCGAAGCGCTTTTACTGGGCAATCAGGATGAGACAATCGGCCATTCCAGTATGCCCGAAAGGGACATACTAGATCGCCCGAATCGGGCAGACAAGAGTGCACCAATCGGGCAAGCATTCATTACAGAGATTACTTCAGAGATTACACCAGGAGAACAAGACACAGACCCCGCGACTTCGTCGCCATCGTCGAGCAAGCCGCCAATCAATGACCTGGGTGAGATTCTCGAAGATGCGTATCCAGGTCACGCAACAAACTGGAAGACGATGCGCGAATTGAGAGATCTGGTCAATCGGGTAGATGGGACTCGGTCAGATGTACTTGCCTTCCCTGAATGGCTCAAGCGAACATACCCAAAGAAAGCGAATTCACCATTCGCATTCAAAGACCTCTTCCCAGAGATGGTCAAAGAGATAAACGCAACCAAACCAAAAGCCGCAACGTCGCACGCATAACCACGAGGACAACAATGGGCACAGAACCAATGAACATTCCGGAGCTGATCGACGATCAGCCGCACGACGACGAGGCCGAGAAGCTGATTCTCGGTGTCGTCCTCAAGATGGGTGATGACGTTCCCGGAATGGTCGCGGAACTTGTCACTGAACTGTCAGCCGATGACTTCTATCGGCCGACCCACAAGCAGATCTGGAAAGCCATTCAGCGCCTTCAGGCCAATCGCGAGACGGTCGACTTCCTGACCGTCACCAGGTCAATTCAGCAGACCAACCAACCCGCACAGATTGCCTACATCTCGAGTCTTCTCGATGGAGTGCCAATGTACCGTCGGGCCAGCGCCCTGACTCCTCACGTGCAATTGCTCAAGGCAGCGGCATCGATGAGACAGCTTCGAGCCTTGGGCTATTGGCTCAGCGCCGAGACCGAAGCCAAGGATCTCCAGGTTGACGATCTGATCTATGAGGCGAAGTCGAAGCTCGAGGGAGTCTCCCTTCTCCGTGAGAACGTCGACCATCTGATCTCAGCTGAAGAGGCCGTCACTCGTACAATGTCAGCCCTCGAGGCTCGATGGGCATCTGGCGGCTCAATCGCTGGTCTGACGACAGGTCTCCCGGATCTCGATCGGCTGATCGGCGGAATAAAGCCTGGCGGATACTATTGCATCGCGGCCGGGACCGGAATGGGAAAGACGACGTTGGCCTTGAATATGGTCAACTCGATCCTGCTCGATGGTCTCCGAAAGGATCGGCCGGCCGCTGGTCTGATGATCTCACTCGAGATGACCTGTCCTGAGCTGATCGTCAAGCTGATCGGCATCAATACTCGCATCGACACGAACCGTATCGAGTCCGGTCATATGTCGGCCGAAGACAAGGCCAGCTTCCTTCGGGTCAGTCAAGAGATCGCCCGGCATCACCTCGAGTTCGTCGAAGGGTTCGGGAAGGTCACCCCGTCGACTCTTGGCGCGATGGTCGAGCGGGTGAAGCAAAAGCACGGCAAGATTGACTTCTTGTGCATCGACTATGTTCAGCTGGTCGACGGCGACAAGAAGACGCTCGAAAGCGAGTATGCCCGGACTAGCGAAGTCAGCCGTGAACTCAAGCGACTCGCCCTTCACCACAATATGCCGGTAATCGTTCTCAGCCAGCTGAACCGCAACTCGACCCAGCGATCCAATCAGGACTACACGCTGTCCGATATTCGATCGACTGGTCAGATCGCGCAGGATGCCGATGTCGTTCTCTTCCTGATGCCGGAGTCCTGGGACAACAAGGAAGATATGCGGCGCCGTCTGAAGATCGCCAAGAATCGACACGGGCGGAACGAGACGACGGTCAATCTGATCTTCTTCCCGCAACAATCACGATTTGCCATTCTCGAGGGAGGGGCCAATGCCTAATCAGAATCCGAATACCCGCGATATCAATGCTGAGATCTACGCGAAGATCTTACTCTCCGCACAAAGCCGGCTGATCCTGTTGCAGACCGAAGTCAACGGCGATGCGGACCTATGCGTAAGACTCGATCCGCAGCAGCACGATGAGCTAAGGTTGATCTCGCTCGACCTGTCGAGGAAGATCCGGACGCTCACCGATTGGATCAACGATCTTCGCCACGAATATGGAGTGAGAGCCATACCGGAGAAGAAGCAATGAGAATGAGCGAAGAAGACTACGCCAAGCTCACAGAATTGCGTCAGATTGCGTCAAAACCGTCAAAGGGTATCAGGGGCAGGGGGCGAACGGTAAAACGCGTCTCAGGCGAAATGAACGGCACAGAATCGGCATATGCCATCCATCTCGACATCCTGAAAGATCGCCGTGAGGTCCTCGATTACTGGTTCGAGCGATTCACGTTCAAGCTGGCCGATGGATGCCGGTACACTCCGGACTTCGTTGTCCAGATGGCCGACGGGATAATCGAGGTTCACGAGGTCAAGGGACACTGGGAGGATGACGCGCTGGTCAAGATCAAGGTCGCGGCTGAGATGTTCCCTTTCCGGTTCCTGGCCGTGCAGAAGATCGCACAAAAGG